TGTGGCGGGTAGTTTTGACCTACCAATTTAAGTAAGCGATGACGATTGCCTAAAGAATATTAGTATAACCGAAAGTGCGGTGATTAGCGTGTCTGTAATGGAGTAAAATCGAGCAAAGCCAATACCCGGTAAGTAAACGCTAATTAAGCCACATTTTTATATAACGAATTGTATATGATTAAGCGATAGCGACCCTTTTTAGGGTTAATTATATACGGTGTTACCCTTAGTTTGAACGGATTAAAATAACGAAATATGAAGAAATACGAAATAGTTTATGCAGACCCACCTTGGGCTGTTATGGCAGGAAGTAAGCAAGGCAGAAAAGAAGGAGATAATTCTAATAGCCTAAAGTTGAAATACCCAACAATGACGTTGGATGAAATAAAGAACTTGCCAGTTAAAGAAATGGTTGGTAAAAACGGTGTATTGTTTTTATGGACTATAAATAAATATTTAGAGCAAAGCTATGAAGTGGCAAGGGCTTGGGGTTTTAAACCAAGTACTATGTTAGTTTGGGATAAGACACCTAAAGGAATTGGATTGGGTGGTACATTTACTTTAGCAAACGAGTACCTTCTTTTTTGCCGTAAAGGAACGGTAAAGGCTAAACATAGAGTAAAAGGTAACCATTGGCATTTTCCAAGAGAAAAACACAGTAAGAAGCCTGATTTTTTTAGAGAACTTATTACTGATACTTTTGGAGATTTGCCAAGGGTGGAATTATTTGCAAGAGAGAAAGCCCAAGGTTGGGATGTGTTTGGCAACCAAGTTGAAGATAGCATTGACCTTAGTGAATATTAAGGGCAACGGATGGTAATATGGTTAGTGGCTTTTTAGCCATTAAATATATTACGTGTTACCTACTGGTGCGACTTTAAAAGACAGAACTTAAATTAATAACCGAACCTTTTCTATTGTTTTTTAGAGCGAGGGCAAATTAATTTTACAAAAATTAAAATATAGATTATGAGTAAGAAATATGAGATTATATACGCAGACCCCGCTTGGTCTTTTGGCGATAGATTAAGAAGTAGTAAAAAGAAAGCAGACGGTAAAATGGATTATAGAGAATTAGAAAGACACTATAATACTATGAGTATAAAAGAGATGTGCGAAATTCCTGTAAATAATATAACTGCTGACAATAGTGTTTTATTTATGTGGACTACTGATGCACACTTGGAGGAAGCAATGAAAGTTATAAATGCTTGGGGTTTTAAATATAAAACTATTGGTTTTGTTTGGAACAAAAAAACGAACAAAGGAAATCAAGTTTGTTTTATGGGTAAATGGACTATGAAAGGAAGCGAGATTTGTCTACTTGCAACAAAAGGAAAGGCACATTCAATGATTGAAAAACATAATGTTAGACAACTTGTAGAAGCAGAAAGACAAAAGCATAGCAAAAAACCTGATGAAGTAAGAAATAGGATAGTAAAGTTATTAGGTAACAGACCAAGACTTGAAATGTTTTGTAGAGAATCCAAACAAGGTTGGGATGTTTGGGGTAATGAAGTAAATAATAGTATTGCGATTGAGTAATAAAAAAGCGTTGGAAGAAAAAATAAAAGAAAAAGATAATGAATCACCAACTTTGTTTAATGAACTGAATTAAGCACTTGTAGGTAACGTGTTGTGTATGGAAAGTATGTGCAGGTTATGTAACTAAGCCGTTAGATAAGCAATAAAAAACGGGTAAACACAGGCTTTTCTTATGTAACTAAAGCAAATATTTTTTATACACTGTGTTACAAAATGTGCGATATTAAAAACTAAAACTTAATAAAATGAAACAAGAAAAAATTGATTACGACAAAATTATGGCTTTGGGATTTGAAGAAGAAATATGTTCTGATAGCGTTTATGAAGCTACACACGGTTATGCTTATTGTCTAATAACGAAAAACCTAACAAAGAAGATTTATTTAGATTGGCAAAAAGACACTAAACTTTGTAAGATGGTTAGAATAGACAGCCAAAAGACAGGTAATGTAAAAGCAGAAACACCAATTATGAACATAGAGCAAATTAAAACTCTCATAGATTTTTTCTCTAACGAGCCAAGACTAAGCCCTAATTATTACGGACTAGCCTAGCATTGTTTGTAACAACCGTATATCGTTATTAACGATATTTTTTATATCAATACTCAATCAAATAAACGTTTTTAATATAAATTAAACTATATTTACAATCAAATATAAATTTTAATACTTTTCTAATGGATAAATTTAAGCCATACGCAAAAACAATATCAAATATTTACGGCGTTGAAGAAGAGATAGAAGAAAACGACAAAGCAAAAAAACAATTTGAAAGCGATTTTAAATCAGAATTTGCAAGGGATGCTTATTATTTGAAGGAATTAAATAAACGTAATTAAACAATGGCACTAACAACTAAGCAAGAAAAATTCTGTCAAGAAGTGGTAATACAGCCGACTTATAGCGATGCTTATAGACTTGCTTATGATTGTTCTAAAAGTACGCCTGAGAGCGTAAATGTACGCGCTAGCGAGTTAATGGCTAATAGTAAGATTGTAGTAAGGGTAAAAGAACTAAAGAGCAAACTAGAAAACATAGTTCTTTACACGTTATCTGAATCAGTAGCAAGAGATAAAAACTTAATTGAAAAATACGAATCGTGTCTTGAGGTTTTGCAGTCAGACACTTCCACAGATAAGCAAATAGATGTTGCTAATAGGGTTATGCGTGCAATTGGTGTTACTGGATATAACAGCGCACAAGACAGACTAAGTAAGCAGCATGGATTCTACGAGAAAGACAACACGCAAAAAACGCCATTAATTAAACCTAACAAAATTGAGTTCATAGGACAAAGGGATGAAGATAAGCAGTAAGCTACAACCACTTTTTGAAATACCACAAGGAAAACACCCGCAAGTCGACTTAGTTATAGTTACTGGCGGGCGTTTAGGTTCTAAATCATACGGCGTATCTACTTTTATCGCTGAGGCCTTAGTTCAATATGAATGGTCAACACTATACACGCGATTCACAAATGTAAGTGGAGCAGATTCTACTGTACCTGAGATGTCTGAAAAGATTGATTTACTAAATTATAGAGACTTCGTAAGAGAAACTACTAACAGGATAGAGGGCGTTACGGGTGGTAAAATAGTTTTTAAGGGTTTAAAAGCTGGCTCAGGAACTCAAAGCGCAAACCTAAAGTCTTTAAAAGACTTCAACTGTTGGGTAAATGATGAAAGCGAAGAAATACCGTCTTTTGAGGTGTTTGATAAGATACATTTATCTATTAGGCATCCTAAAAAAAGAAACCTAACTATATTAATTCTTAATCCTACTGATAGGGATTTTTGGTTATGGGAGCAATACTTTAAGCCTAAAGACGTTCCAGACTTCTTTAACGGCATCATTGACAACGTGATGTATATTCACACTAATTACTTAGATGTACCCCGTGAGGTTATCCCTGATAACATATACGAAAACTACCAGCGTAGAAGAATAAGCGATCCGCAATATTATCACGAAGTAATATTAGGCGGCTGGATTACAAATGTAGAGGGCGCACTATTTACACGCTCTAGTCTTAACTACTTTAAACTAGATGATCTAAAGGCTGAAAATAGAAATACTACCATAGCTTTCGTAGATGTAGCAGATCAAGGCTTAGACAGTCTTTGTATGGCTGTAGGAATGCTTATAGGCGATATGATATACATCATTGACGTAGTGCATAGCAAAGAAGTAAGTAACTTTACCATTCCTTTAGTCGCTGCAATGATCAACGACTTAAAAGTTGATAGGTGTGTAGTAGAAAGTAATGCAATGGGTTATATTTACGGCACTAATCTCCAGGAGCGGGTAACTATTGACCTGGACATCATACCGACGAAAGGAAACAAACACCACCGCATAGTCGGTAACAGCGGTTATCTAAAGAAGTACTTTGTATTTAGAGACGACTACGAGGCTGGCACTCCTTACGATAGCTATATGCGTGAGATATTCGCCTATACTAAAGATGGCAAGTCTAAGCATGACGACGCACCAGACGCTACTACTGGACTAGCATTATTTAAGAGAGAGTTATTCGATTCATAAAAATAAATTAATATTTTATACTATTTATAGTTGGTAATGTATAAAATGGTTGTATATTCGTGTCATGAACATTAAAACAAACATCATGACAACTCAAGGAAAAGTAAACGAAGCATTTGTATCAACTTTAGATAACAGAACTTTCTTTAAAGTAATAAGTAACATAGCAAATCATTACGGAATATCCCAAGAA